TTGATTAATAGTTGTTCCACCAGAACTCTCTAATGCCTTTTGAGTATTCATAGCATTCAAAACTTGTTCACCACCATTAAATCTTACCAATTCCGGACCAGATTCACCAACAATATGAAGTCCTCTTGTAGCGTTATTTGTTCCAGTAGCATAACCACTAAATGTAGAATCTAAAAGTGTATCCAAACTTTCTATTGTTCGATTCGCTTCATTAAATACCCAAGATAAATCTCGTCTAATTTCATGCAAACTTGTTTCACTAAATCCTTCTCTAATTCCTTTAGTTATGGCCTGTCCAATTGCTTCAATTTCAGCTTTCATACTTTCAGTATAAACTACTGATTGTATGAGCATTTTCCTAATCCATTTTTTCATATTATCGAGAAAATCACTTTGTGAAAGCCCATTTTCTATACCGTCAACTAAAGTGCTTCCAATATCACCGCCTAAATCAGAAATTGTATCTTTGAAATCTTTAATGAGTTGCTCGAACCGAGTTAAACTATTTTCAATTTTATCAAGGTTTTCATCAATGGTATCTTCAAAAATATCACCGAGCATATCATCAATTTCTTTTGTAGAATCTTTAACTGTTTTGTAAAAATCTTTTATTTCATTTTTCAATTCTTTAATTTGATTAAAATCTTTAAGGGTCATAGCTTTTGCAAGACGTGCTGAAAGTTCACTCATTTTTTGAATATACTCTTCAGTATATATTGCAACTTTTAAAAGATTTTCACGAATGTATTTTTTAAGATTCTTTTCCAGGTCATCTTTACCTAAGCCATTTATAATTCCTTCAACGAAAATATTACTGATAGCTGAACCAACTTCTTCAAACGATTGTTTTATTTTTTCAAGATTTGAATATAATAAAGAGGTTTGAATATTTTCCATAATTTCAGATTGCTCTGTTATTATGTAATCCGTTAAATTAACAGTATCTTTGCTCAGTTTAATAGCATCTTTAACATTTCTATTAAAATCACTTAAATAATTTTTTATTTGGTTTGATATAGCTCTATAAGATTCAAGAATATTATAGAGTTTGTCATATTCATTTATATTCATTCCACCTGTGAAAAGTGATTTAACAATTTGGTCAGTAAAAGAACTTGAAGATGAACTTTGAAGTATTGAAACAACTTCACTAAATGATTTATTTGTCTGACTTGCTATTTCTCTTATGCGTCTTGTTGTATTATCAATTTCTGACTGTCTTCCACCTACATTTTCAGAAACATATAATTTTGAGATTGAATCATACATCTGACTTAATTCCAACCAACCAGATGCATACTGTTTAATATTTATAACACTTCTAATTTCTTTAAGTCGTTTTGAAATTTCTTCAAATGAATTTGAAACACTTTGAAAGTTTTCGGAAATTTCTTTTGAAGCATCTGAAAGAGATTCTAAAGCTCCGGCGGCCGCAAATGCTGCGGCTGCGGCTGCTGCACCAGCTATTGCCGCACCATATTCTTTTGTTAAAACTTTTGCGGCTGATAAAGCTAAAAGTTGTTCACCTAATGCTTTAAGAACACCGGCTACCGCTTTAGTGGCATTTTGTCCAAAATCTTCAAAACCTTTTCCAGCTCCAACAAGTTCCTCACCTAATGAAGAAAAAGCATCGCTGAATATATCCTTTGCAGAATTACCAAATGAACTAATAACATTATTCCAGTCGTTAACATTTTTCTTTAGGTCATCGTGGTAACTCTTTAAAGATTTTATAAATGACTTTCTGAGATTTTCTTCCTCTTCTTCTTGTATTTTTAGTCGCTTTTTATTTTCATCATTTATTATTTGAGTAATTCTATCTTCATAATAAAGATTTATTGCTTCTTTTGCCTCACCAGTAAGATTTTCTTGAGAAAGCACTTCATCACGTTCTTTCTCAATTTGTTTTAATTTCATAGAAAGAATCATGTCAGCATAAAACGAATCTATTTCAATTTTTTGTTGCTGAGTTAATTCTTCATTTTCAAGTTCTTTTTCACGCGTTTCTTCAAGAATTTCAATTCGTATTTCAAATAATTTATCTTCCCATTCTTTTTGAAGTTTAAGTGCTTTTGCTCTTTCTTCTGCGTTTTTCTTTTCAATTTCAGCAAGTTCTTTTTCTCTTGCAAGCCTTTCCTCTTCTTCCTTTTTTAATCTTGCAAGCCTTTCCTCTTCTTCCCTTTTCAGTTTGGCATTTTCTTCAGCTTGTCTTTTTTCTTGAGCGATTGCCTCTTCCCGCGCTCCAATTTCAGATTGAATTCTTTTATATAATAATTCCTCCTCAGAAGTCATTGATTTTAAGCCTTCAAGATAATTTTTAATGGCTATTAATTCTTCATTATTAACAATTTTTAATACATCTTTAATATAATCAATTCTTCCTGCAATATCACCAGCATCAATATATGATATTTGTTCAGTAATAGCTCCAACTAATTTTTTACCAATAATTTTAGCATCGAGATATGAATCTATTTGATTTATAACATCAATTCCGCGAGCATAAAAACCACTCCAGAATTTATTCCACATATCACTTGAAGGTAGTGTGAATTCACCAATTGCTTCTTTGAAATCACCTTTAATATTTTTTAATTGTATAGATGTATCAGCAGTTGCACTTGATAATCCTTTAAATTTCTGTCCGAGTATTTCAATTGCTTTTCCGCTTTTTAATTCTTCATCGGTTAGGTCTTTAAGCTCTGCAACTTGTTGTCCTAATCTTCCGATATTTCCATTTAATGTGGCATTTAATTGACTTACTGCAGCATCGAAAGAAATTCCCATTCCTGTAGCCATATCCATAGCTACAGATATAATCTTCATTGTTTCACTTTCAGTTCTTCCAAGTGAAATTAAATTAGTCATCATGGGGATAAGTTGTTCATCACCATAATTAGTTACTCTTTGAATTTCACTTGCAAAATCTTTCAAAGCTGCAGAAGTTTCACCGGTTACAAAAGGATTATTTTGGATAGCTATATCCAAAGCTCGTTCTACTATCAACTGCTCTTTGTATGCTTCAGTACATTCGCCAATTGCTTTACCAACACTTTGTGCAAATTTTATTACAACACTAAAAGATGATTTTAAACCACCTATTGCAAGATTAAGGTTTGCTATAGAAGTAACCAAACCATTTTTTCCAACTTTATTTATAACATCAGTAATGGAAGATGAAAAAGATTTACTTGCTTTTTGCGCTTTTTTTATTCCACTTTCGAAGTTATTCGTGTCAGCTTTTATATAAGCAACAACTGAAAAATCGCCTTCTGCCATTTTCAACCTCACATTAATCTATTTACCAAACTAGCATCAACTGGAATATCAATTCCCGGAATACCTTTTTTGGTATCAGTTTTTTCTTCAAATTTATCGGGGTCTTTTCCCCAAACATAACTTGCAATATAAATTGCCAAGTTTTTCTGATTTACTTTTTCAATTTCTTTCTTTTGGTCAATTAAAGCAATTATTTTTTTCGGTTCGGATTCCCAAAAGTATTCCTCACTCAAACCTAATAACAGGCATTCTGTCAAAAGGTATGAGTAAGGAAATTCATTTATGCTTCCGTTTCCGGTTTTTTTTCTGAATTTTTATCCTGTGGTAATGAACCATAAAGTGCTCTTGAAAGTATTTCCGTTATTTCTTTAATGTTCTCCAAACCATATTCTTCAAGTACATTTTCCTCTGTTACTTCAGGATATTCATGACCTTCAGTATCAATAAATGATGATTTATCTTTTATGCCAAGATAAATTAAATGAGGAATTGTCTTAAAAGGATTTTCCTCAATTTGTTTTTGCATCTTGTCAAGATTCTGAATTCCATTATATTCTTCTTCCAGCTTTGCCCAAGCTGAAAATCCAAACTTTATTTCACGTTCTTTTCCCTGAATCTTTAAAGTTATTTTTTCAGATTTTACCTTTTCAAGTTCTTTCATTTTTGTTCCATCCTTATCAAAAATAAAATAATCCTTCCTGAATAAAAAAATCATTCAGGAAGGTTAAAATAAATTAAAGGTCTGCATCTGTCATTGGTGTAGCACCAATTCCATAGTTATCCTTCAATCCAGCTGTTACAGTTACAGCTGCCGGAGCATTTGCGTCTTCAGCAGGAGTAAATGTAATTGTTGGAGCAGTAGCAGTACCGCCGAATGTAAGAGTACCATTAACAAGGTCTCCGCCTGCATCTGTAACGATAATTGTTTCTCCAAGCTTTGCTGTTGCCTGAGCAAATGTGAAACTTTCTGCGCTTCCCTTTGAACCAGTTAATACAAGATTTCCTTCTGATGTTGCAGCTGTTACTGTTACAGCCGATGTTGACTGCGCAACAGAAACAACCGGTGCATCAAACCAGCCTTCGATGAGTGCTGCAGGAACATCAGGATCATCAGTACGGATTTTTGCACCAATAGTTCCAGATTTCTGTCCGTCAGGTACAAACTGAGTTTTAACAAACTGTGCAGTGAGATTCTTGTGGCCAAATGTGATAGAATCACGCTTTGTTTCTCCACCAGATTCCGGAACAGAAAACTTTCCTTTTGCATACCAAAGGTATGTGAAAACTGCATCACCAGCTTCATCTGAACCTGCCATAAGAACTCGCGCACCAAATGCAAAATAAGGTGACTGGTCAAGGTCAGTTTCAATTGTAACGCCGTTAACGCGTCTCTGTCCCAACATCTTTGCTTCATTCTCCGGAGTAATATCAATCATCTCAAGAGATAATTCTGTATTACCACGATTATTCTGAGCAAAGAATGCACCATCATCAGCATAGTCTGTTTCTACGCTTGAATTTGGATTGATTGTCGCAACAACTGCTCCAGGAATCTTAAATGGTGTATCATATACAATTCCATTTTCATCATCCTTGAGAACCTGAGCGAGTACCAAACCACTCAAACCAATTCTTGGTCTTTCGTCCATTTTAAATTCCTCCATTTAAGAATTTATATATTCAATTCATTAAAAATTGACTTACTAAAATCCATAACCCTATGTTCAACATCCGGGTTCGGATCTGTTATTTCTTTATTCATGGAACAATGCCATAAATTATCATTCATTACTTTTGCAATTATAACACTAATTTCACTAGTTGTAACATATTCGTCAAGTTTTTTAGAAAAAATATGAATGGTTACATCACATCTATTTGTCGTGGGAAAATTATCTGCATATTGTTCATCACTTTGATTTTCATCAATGAAAACAATACAAGGGAAATTTTCTATAGAAGCAGGGTAAGCATTTAAAATATTATCTTCTGATACCACAACTGTAATTTTTTCATCTGAAAGGAGATTCATATATATTTCTTTTGTATTTATCATTTGCTTTCTCCTGTCAAAGTATTTTTTACAGCAATTGCAATTGTACGATGAATAAATTCATTATCGTTTCTCATAGCCGGTCTTAACCAAGGTCGCGGCGCAATTCTACCATCGCTTGTTCCATATTCTAGGTATAAACCATAATCGGGTTTTTTTTGAGTAGACCCCACGATGCCATAAACTTTTCCATCGTCATTATGAACTTCATATCTTATACTTTCCCTCAAATTACCTGTATCTGGAGCAGGTGGATTTCCTGGAAGAGATGGGTGATGAGCTTTAGTTTTATTATTTTTATAATATGTTACATTCATATTTCTTGAAGTATTAGCCATACTATATTGAATATCACTTCTAACTTTTTCAACACAAAGTTTTATTGACTTTTCGAGATTGTCATTTAACTTTGAAGCTCTTTCTTTGATAATTTCTGAAAACTGATCGAAATTAATATCTTTAGCCATTTGAACCTCCAGTTGATGTTGAGGTTTTGAGACTTTCATTTTCTACTGGAATTAATAAAAATTCTTTATGAAATCTCCAAATATTTACAGGCTGAATCATATAGATTTCACTTGTATTATCATCAAATATAACTTTTACTCTGTTATCGATTGTCATATAGATTCCTTCATTCATCTCACAAAAACACTTCTTTGTATTTGCTCTTTCAGAATCTAAACCATATAATTCAATTTGAGCAGTTGTTAATACGTTTGGCTGAACATCTGCTCTAAAAGTTTCCAAAGGATTTTCGAAGTCGAACTTTTTTATTTTTGTTCCTTCTTTGTTTTTAGTGATTGTGAGGGCTGCAATTTTTAATGTCGCATTTTTGAAAAATACCATTTTGTTAACCCTCCTATTTAGTTTATATAAATGGATACTGTGGTAAAGGCGGCATATAATTCCTATTAACATCCATTTTTGGTCTGCTTCTCATAAGACCTAGAAGCTGTCTACCATATTTTGTAGCATTAAGTTCATTATCATTATTTACACTTGCAAAATTAACAGAAATACCACCTTCTGTTATCCCTGTAACCGGCCCGCCGCCAACAGATAAAACATCATCGAGTGCTGATGTTTTATTTAATATAAATAAATGACAAGCTTTATAAGCAACTGCTTGATTGAAGAGCTTACCGAAGAAACGGCTATTGAGACTTTCAGTTGCCACCTGTACATACTGTGATAGGGATGGACTATCTGCCAGTTGTGGACAGATAGTTTGAATAATTTCAATAGCCGACATCATACGGTTTACTCCTCGTCTGAAGTAGTCAAAGCCTCAATGAAATCATCTTTCTTTGAAAGATTTGTTACATCGATTCCTTTTTCTTCACACAATTTTTTCAATTCTGTAACTTTCATTGATGAATAATCAATTTCAGTTTCTTCAGAATCTTCATCTGAATCTTCTTCATCTGAATCTTCTTCATCTGAATCTTCTTCATCTGAATCTTCTTCATCGAAGTCTTCATCCTGCTCTTCATCATCTGCATCAAATTCATCAAGGCTCATTGGCGCAGCATTTGGAGCTTCAGGAATTTCTTCTTCTGGTGTATCAATATCAAGGGCCTTCATTCTCTTTGTAATTGCGAGACGAACTTCCTCTTTTGTAATTTCCTTATACCATTTAATAAGTGTATCAGGATTTTCACATTCTGACACATACTTAACGGCAATATTTACAGGCATGTCGACAAGGTTCTTTGCCTTTCTTCCGCCTGGTTTTCCACGACCATCACTAACTTTCTGAGCCAAAATAATAATTTCATTGGCTTCAAGTTCAGCCACAATATTTCCGCGCATTGCTTTAAATTCATCATCTGTAACTTCATTTGTTCCAGGAAGCAATGTAACAGAATCTCTTGAAAGATTCAATCCTTCTTTTGGAGTTAAAACAACAACTTTGATATGTTCTACCTTTGGTAAATATTTAATTAACATAATAATTTCCATCCTTTTTTATTAAGTTTATTTGAAAATATTTCCCACCCTAAAAAAGAGTGGGAACATTAACCGGTTATCTTTTATTAGATGCCGTCTGCATATGCAAATGCAAGTGGATAATAAATGATAACACCAGCACATTCAGAATGACAAGGAATTGTATATTCCATGCCTTCCTGCTGTGGTTCAAACTGCTCAAACGGCTGTGGGATTTCGAGAGTAATATGGTCCTCATCGAAACGGCCAACCATTGCTCGGTTTGTACCGCCAGCACCAAACTGTTTGAGTTCAGCAAGCCAATCAATTCTCTTGATATAAGGAGAATTTTCAAGGATATACTTCATTAAAGTCTTTTCACCAGCTTCTCCGATTCTACGAGTAGCAATGTCATTGTACTGTGCGATTGGAAGAAGAAGTGTGTCAGGAACTTCACGAGCAGAAGTTGGTCCCATAACACCGTTCACCATATCATTAATATCACGAACAATCTGATCCGGGGTCTTACTTGCCCAAGTCTTTGAAGAACCTGTTCCATCATTCTGAAGAGTTACTTCAGTGATTCCAGGATAGTCCAAAAGACCATTTGTTCCATTTACAGGGTCTGACTTGAGAGCCATCTTGTTCATCATCTCATCGTGTGCGCGGCGAGCAGTCATAGCTCTACGCTGATCAAGATTCTTACCTGCACGCTGTGACTGACGAATTTCTGTAATAGAATATCCGTATGAATCTCCAATTCCCTTTACTTTTACAGATTTCTCTTCACCGTAAACGTCAACACGTGGGAAGTCCTTTGCATAGTCTGCAATAACTTTTGCAAAACCAACTCCGCGATACTGATGATATACGATTTCATTCACACCTGAACCAGCTTCTGTTGAAATTGGAATCAGAGCTAAACCTTTAAGTTCAGCAAGTTTGGCATCATATGCCTTTGTCTTTACAAATGCAAGCTCTCTGTCGAAGAAAGCTGATTCATTTGAATCAAGACGCATTGGATTATTACTTCTTGGGTCCATTTTTATTCTCCTTAATCAAGTGATACGAGAGCAATTGAGTCATTGTTTGAGCCATTCTCAGCAGCTGACTTAAATGTTCCAACCTGAGTGTTTCCACTCGATTCTGTTGTGAAAAGACCTGCTTTTGTTACATAAGCGGTCTGTCCGATTGCAGGCGTTACAGAGTTAGCAAGAGTAACCCAAATGTAACCCTTTTCCATTACGTTCACTGCTTCCTTAGCAACATAAACACCTCTTGTATCGAGGAATGCGTTCTGGTGGAATACAGCAACGCCGGCATAAATTGCCTGTGATGTTTCTGTAACCTTTGAAGAAGTTGCATCTGTACCATCATATACAAGTGTAATGTCAAGTTCAGAATCATCATCTGAAGTCAAGAAAATCTTTCCTGCATCTGAAGAAGTTCCAGCAACAGCTGTTACTTTTGGAACACCCTCATTAATGTCTGCAACAAGAGCAGCAACGTCAGTTGCGATTGTTGCTGTAGTTGTAACGGTTGTTTCCACACCGTTAATTGTAAGAACAATGTCCTTGCTTGCAGTAGTA